GCTCGTGGTAAAGCTTGGCATTTTCATCTTTTACCATTACATCGTAGCCTTTAGACGAGATCTGGTTTCCTGCTCGTTCAATAGCTACCTGAAAGGGTTTATATGCGATACCACGGACTTTGAACTCAGCCTGTACCTGTCCATCAGAATCCTTATATTCACACCATTTTGATACGTCTGAGCTTTTAATAATTCCGACTTTTAAAGCCATAACAACCTCTGATTTTTAGAAATAAAAAAGCCCATGGGATTCCATAGGCTTTGTTACTGAATAAGCTGATTACACGAGAGCACGTACAATCGTTGGTGCTGTACGGACTTGGGCAAAGTTGATATCTAAAGTAATGATGTCGTCACCCCCGCCATCTGGGTGATTGGCTTCCATCACTTCTAATTGAGGGAAGTTAAACGAGTATTTACTGCCTTTGCTGTCTTTAATATCAAAGGTCAGCGTAAACACATCTCGGGTTTTAATGGCATCAATCCACCCTGCCGCAGTTGCCGAGAACATGAAGGAAGCATTTGCTTCGATATCCATCATCTTTTCAATGTAGAACTCTGGTGTGTACTTGCCTGAGCCGATACAACGGATTGCTTCAAGATTGTTATTAATTGAAAGCGTAAGAGACTGCAAACACGCTTTACCTTGAATCGTCTGTCCATTTACCAGTAAGTTTTCCACGTTTGGCATGCTGACCAGTGGACGGGTTGTTGCAGCTATAGGATTAGTGACAGGATTGACTTGCTGACGTGTAAATGAGCTACCTACCAGTCCAAAATTACCAGTGATTTTCCCAGTTGTTTGAATGGTGATTTCACCGGTATTCACCTGTACACCACGGTAAATAAATACCTGACCGATATCTTCAAATACTTTGACCAGTGTTAAAGATTTACGTACGGTACCGCCAAAGCTTAAAGCATTTGCTGCCCAGTTATTAAAGGCTAAAGCACTTAAGAATAAGTCAAATGTTCCAAGAGATAGTTCAAACTCTAACTGGCCTGTTACCTCTGCTTCAGTAACCACACCACCTTGTCGAAAACGTGAATCTACTACTTCACTGCTTTCTTCAGTTGAGACGTTTTCAGATAAACCATCACTGACACGGCGAACCGTGTACCAGATCGGGTTTGCCGGAGTTGTTCCCAGCACCGCTTCTTCACAAGCATATAATCGAATTTTTGCGCCTGAACTCATTTATAGTTCTCCAAAATTTAGGCATAAAAAACCCGCTTCATCAGCGGGCAGTTATAAAAGATGGGCGTAAAAAAACCCGCTAAATTTGCGGGTTTTTAATGTGTTGCATCTGTGTCGGAGATCACTGGCGGTTCCACACCATTCAAGGCTGCAGCTACTGCCTGAGATAAGTTAGTAGGCTGGAACTCCAATGGTGTTTCACTCAACGGTTCTTCAGGCTCTGGTTCGGGTTCTTCATACAATCGAATATCAATCCAGCGAGTTTCTGGAATATCTACAGGATTATCGAAATCAGGAATAATTGAGGCTGTTTCGATATCAAATTTTTTCTTGTAGGTTTTTACTGCAATATCCCCATCTTCATGCTGCTCATAAGACACAGCAACAAGAACATTACCGTTTGCATCTTTAGGCATTTCAATGTACCAGCCCTCTTTAGCAAATCCCAGAGAACCTTTAATCAGGTAGTCACCTGTACCTAACTTTTCAAAGTTAATCGGCTGTTTTGAGGCATCTTCATTGAGTTCAAGTGAATCAGCAAATAGTCTTGCAATCGGTGAAGCTGCCTTGTAAACCCCGTTCGAATCAACAGTGAACCCCTTGGAGCGAAGTTCGCCAGAAGTCTCAACAGTAACCAATTTGCCGCTGGTCGCGCTGTTCTTGCTCGTATAAACGATATTGTTCTTGCTCGTATAAACGATTTGCTCTGCTTTACTTAAGGTGTCAGTGGATGGCACATAATTCCATGCAATTACAGCCATACAATTGGCGCGTGTTGAGGCGTAATATGGTAAAAATAACTCCGTACCTGTAAATGCTCCACGAGTAACCACGATAGAAGGTGCATAAGCAGCTATATAGGGATTTGTATAACTACTAGTGGGTGCATTCTTAAAACGAGTCTTTTGTCTCCCTGCTTTATAACCAGCATCAATATCATTTCCGGCTTCTGAAGTTGGAGATCCACCATAACCTAAGTTAGATAAACCATAAGAACCATAAGCTGCTACATTACCGCCTTCTACTCCAACACCTCTTGTTGCCGCTGTACCTAAGCCCGTAACTTGAGTCCAGTCTGGAGTGAGGTTTGGAATGCCCGAAGCAAAAGGCAGCATAAATTGCCGCTTACCTTGAGATGAGTTATAAACAAAAGGTCGGTGGTCCCAACTAAATCTAAATAAAAGATTTGCCATTATGCAGTCACCCCGTCAATTACCTGAAAAGTCAAAGTTTCTGTATGCTGAGTAGTACCGCTCACCACAGCTTTGATATCCATCTGACACAGACCCAAAGGCCACGCTGCAGTACTTGCTCTGGACTTAACATTTAGCCACCCCTTTTGTGTACTCTGGTTTAAAGCTGTACAAGTGAAAGTTGCAACGGCGGTTCCATCCAGAGTTTTAACTTGCGAAGTAAAGGTATACCCCGTTAAATCAATCGCTCGACGCACATCATTGGCTGGATATTGCAGCGCGTCATCCATATCAACGAGCTGCAAATTTAAGTTGAATGTGTCACCACGCTTAAAAACAAAATTGCTCATAAGTGATTCCTATAGACATAAAAAAACCACCGATGAGGTGGTAGTGAATAAGGCATAAAAAAACCGCTTCTTAGCGGTCATTTAATTAAAGTAATTTAAGGTTTGTAATCTAAATCAACACTTACTCCAGTAACTACATTATGTTTAGTTCCACCAAGACTATTCACATTGGCCAAACGTATATTCACATCGGAAACACATAGCTTGTTTTCGCTTTGCCACTTCTTCAGTTCAACAGACATAACATCTTCAAGATGTCTTTCCAGTTCTTGCCGTTTAATTTCGATTTCTTCTAAAGTCAGCATACATGACATATCAATTCACCTTAAACCCAATGCTCACATTATACTGAATGAAATCAGCATCTTTACCCGCATAAATAGATTGGCCATTCAAACATTCTAAGTGTTCGATTATGAAATATTCAAAATGAGCCAGCAATGCATCGCTTAGAACCGTTACGGCCTTCTCTCCAGTATGTAATCGGTCAAAGCATTGGATCATGATATTACCGGTACGGCGTGTACATGGCTTATCTGCAATGCCTGAGGTAAAACTCGGGCCACCTGCAATCGTTAAACGGCACCATACACCTTTTGTTGGAACAGTAAAGTCAGGTGCATTTGGATACTGAATCCGTTCTTGAGCAATACCCGTAAAGCTTTGCATGCGATCAATAATAGCTTGCCTTGTCTGCTCTAAAGTCATTGCCATTTTAGCCACCGTACTTTTGAGAAATAAAGTTAAACGTGAGGCCATAAATACCTTGTGGTGCTTGATCAGACCAGCCGTTTTCTAAGCGCGGTCCATAAGCTTTATTGTTCTGGATATAAACCAAATTACCTAACTTAATCTTCATTGCCTGAATCGCTGCGTCGTTAATAGGGTTTGTTTCAGGTTCACGCACGCCGAAATCAGCAGATCCAACCGAAACAATATGTGAAGCACGGTATGCTCCAGTATCAACAGGACTTAAATTAACTAAGGATTGCACAGTATCCATAACAATATGCTTCACCTGGTCTTCTGCTGCTTTAGACACATCAAAACTAAATTCAGTTGGCTTTTTCCCCTTCCATCCCATCATTCACCTCGCTTTCTTCATACATTTTAAAAAGGTCTTGAGCGATCGCCTGAATTGAATAAGCTTCAAACTCAGAGCTCGGTTCTCGTTCACCCATGAGCTTTTTAATCTTTTGCCAGACATGAACAGCTTCATGTAAAAGCAATCCATAAACTTGAATTCGGTCTTTATCCGCCGTATCACCAATTTGGACGATTGCATATGCACCATCAGAAAAAGTACTAACTTGCGCATCCGCTCCCATATCCAAAAATTGATCGGCCTTATCCATATCTTCAAATAACAAATCCATGTGTAGTTGATTTCGAGCAAGCGTGTACTGCACATGTTGAAAAGGCGAGATATACCATTCAGGAACATAATCAGGATTAACCATTTTAGCCCCTACACTTTTCGAAGCTGACATTTCCAAATAGTATTAGCTGGATCCTGTTGAATATTAATTACCCGGAATGAGCCTAAGGCAGTTAACCATTCATCTTCAATTTTTGGAGTCATAGTTACTTCATTTTGAAGCACGGTTGCCTTTTTATCCGTGGCCAGTACTCCAAGTGTTTGGATCTCATATTGACTGTATGAGCCAAACAGAACGCCACGGCCAGAATAGTTTTCTTTAACTTCAACATAAGTTTCAGTTTTAGGATCCCAATTCGTTTTAGAGATCCGCTCACATGTAAAGGTATGAATGGCATCTGCTAAATCATCATTAAATGCTTCAGCAATGTCTGCCTGAATTTCGTCACGTAAGCCCATATCATGCCCTGTAAAGTGGTATGCCAAAGCCATTAAAACTTGCATTTGGATCTTTCAAATCAAGTGAATCAATAAAATCAATTGCTATCTGTTCAAAGCTAGAGATTGCTTCAGATCCGTCTTGAAATTCTTTTTCTGACTCAACAGAATCAGCCTTAACTTTCTTACGCTTCAACTGCTGCTCTTTGCCGTTATAAATTACTTTGGCCAGAATTCCTTTGATAATTTCACAAGCCGCGTCCTTAAGAAGTGGATCAATTGGATCTGGTACAAAACCAATTCTGTTTTTCATCCACACATTTGCCAGCTTCACCAGACGAGCCTTATCACTGTCTGGTGCAAAATCGCTGCCCAAAATTGAATTTGCGTCATCTACAGTAATAAAGCTCATTGCATTATTCCTTCGGGATTAATTTAAGAAGTTCTGCTTTTGTTGCAGACGGCTTGTAACCAATGTTTTTACTAGCCAAATACTCTTTTAATTGATCATTTGACCAGTTTTCAAAATCATTAGCTGCCGTTTCTGTAGCTGGGTTTTCTGCCGCTTTTCCAGCTTCCAATTCAGCAATACGTGCCTGCATTGCAGGAATATCATTTTTAAAAGCTTCAAATTCAGTTTTTATACCGACCACTTGAGCTTCAGCATCTTTGAGAGCTTTATCTGCTAAGACTGCTGCATCTTTTAATCGTGAATTTTCAGATAACAACTCTGACTGGTTACCACCGGCCTGCTCTAAGATGGCAATTTTCTGCTTAAGCTGAGTGTTTTCTTCAACTACCTTTTCACATTCAGCTTTTGCATCATCCATCACAGCTTGAAGTTCAGGGGTAATTCCCACTGCGACATTTACTGTGGCCAAAGTCGTTTTTTGTGGCACTTCCAACTTACGAACTTCAACTGGAACTTCCAAAGATTCATAATCCTTTTGAATCTTTGGATAATTACCGTAAATAATTACCTCTTTTGCTTTCAAATTTGGGTTTTCATAATAGTCAGGGTTAGCAATAATGCCTGTCTCTAATGCAGCCGCTGCTGCAATGCGTGTATAGATAATCTTCATGGCGCTTTTCTCTTAATAATAAAAAAGAGGGCTTATTAGCCCCTTAGGTTTTAATTTTTAGGTTTTAACCAGTTGTCGCTGTACCCGATAAATCAAGTAAGGTACCTGCTGTCATTTTGTTGCTGGTTGCATATTTGATCCAGTTAGCGCTTGAACCAAGTAATGTAAGGTCAGGATTTTCACCTTTCGATGTATCCCAACTATAACCAAGAATATCTAAGTTAAATGCACCTTCAGCACGCATACCGATTGCTAAGTTTTCTTCATCATTGATGTCATAAGCTCGGAAGCCCGGTACTTGTGATTCAGTTACAGTGACAGCGCCATACTGCAAACCAAAAGCATCGTTATCACCTACAGCGTCCGTCACCAAGACCGGCTTTCCTAAGGTTCCCGGTAAACCACCGTAGATAACGATTTCAGATTCACCATAAATTTGCTTAGTGATTGCATCATCGACAATATCGAAATATGTATCTGAGTTCATCACCCATAAGCCAATGCGGCCAAACTTATCACCAAACTTTCGCATACCACGAGTCAATGCTTTGCGGCCATCAACAACGATACTACCTTTTGCAACCATGTCTGGATTGCTAGAAATAGCAGCTTTTAAAGAAGCTAAACTGTACTCTAATCGGCCTGCAACCAATGCATCTGCAAGATCGTAACCAACAACCATAGCAAATTCTTCTGGTGTACGAGCACGGCGCTTAAATGCCTCTTCAGTTGATGCATAAGGACCATATTTATATGGGACTTTTACGCCTACAGACTCACCAGAACCAATTTTCTCTGGAACTACTTTGGCGGTTGAATTCACATCACGATGTTTGATGCTACCGCCCACTTTGTAGAATGCTTCTTTATTGAAATCACCTTCAATGATCTCATTGCGATAAACAATTGCACCATTAGAGGCTTGGTTAAATACATTCAAATTATCTTGCAAACGCTCTAAATAAGCAGTTTGAGCCAATTGATTATAGATGATCATGTCTGAATTAACTGTCGTAGTCATAACTACTTATCTCCAAATATTTAATGATTAGTTCGGTAGTTTTAGGAAGGCATCATTGCCATGTTCTTTGATGTAATCTGCTTTCTGAGAAACAGACATTTCACTGCGTTTCATTCCAGTAGGTGCTCCACCTTTGCCCCCACCTTGAAAACCGCCACCAGTTCCTTTACCACCTTTAAGAATTAAGTCTTTATGCTGGTATCCACCAACCAATGACTCTAAAGCTTCATCAACATTTGCAAGTTCACCCGGGCGGACACGTGAATAAATCTTTTCGCCGTTCGGATCATATGCAACCACCTTGCCTTCTTCGATTTTGAAGTGATGACCAAAGGTTGCCTGAACCATGTCCACAGGTACTGCAATGTTGTCTTGAATGTACTTAGAACGAGCAAAACCACCGCCGATAAGTTCTTTATGTAAAGAGGCTTCTAGAGCATCACGTTGCGCAACAATCGGGGCATATTTTTCCTCAACTGCTTTGATAGCTTCAGCTTTAACTTTCTCAACTTCACCGGCATCCACCAGCTTTTTATCATCGAGATTTTGGATTGTTTGTAATGCCTTTTTAGCTGCCGCTGGGTCTTCAATTCCTTCAAAAGCTTTTAATGCTTTTTCGGCTGCTTCTTTGGCTTCACGATGTGTTTTAGCTTCATTGTTTAAGCGTGCAATTGTTGCTACCGAGTGTGGTGCATCATGTGGCATTTCTTTGCCGTCATCATGAATATAGATCGGCTTATCACCGTCTACTTCCGCATAAACTTTACCGTCGATTGTTACTGTTTTAAGTTTCATTGGTCATCCAACCTATATATACAAAATGGGCATCCGCCCGGATTCGCCGTTAGCATCCGCTTTCGGCAGGCAATAAAAAAGCGCCCTTTAGGACGCTTCATTTCTATAAATGATTATTTACTTAAAGCTTGGCGTACAAATGCATCTTTTGCTTCAAGTAGCTTTCTTAATCCTGTGGATTTTTCAGGCCCGTCAGGAAGTTGCTCATCCATTTGCCGAGCTAAATCACCAATTGGCTTACTAACTTGCTGCAAATGTTCAGGTAAATGTTCATATTGGAAATATTGGATAATAGGGCTTGGCATTTTCTTCTCGCAAAAAAAGCACCCGAAGGTGCTATGGTTAAAAATTAAGTTCTATTTGATGAGTGCAATTGCTTTTAATCTTTCAAAAGTAAAACCATAAATTGCCATGGCTTGAAACCTTAATTTGAAGAAATGGCACCAGAATTCATTTTGTGCTCAGAATATATTGAGCATCTGACATATTGATTTGCTTTTCAGGCATTTGTAGTGCCTTTCGCTACGTTTCCTTTGCACTCCAAACCTTTTGTCTAGGTTCATCACCAACTAAGCGGATGCCTTGAGGACCACCTACATCAAATGTTGCCGTGATAGTCGCTGGACCCTCAAAAACACTACAATTCATTTTTACAGCGGTTAATCCAGCTAATGGAATACCTGTTTCCTCGTCACAAAGAGCAAGATGAGAAGATTTATCTGAAACTCTTTTAAGTACCAAATGTCTAACTTTTGATTCACTCATAAGCCAAACTCCATAAATGACAAAAGCGCCATTTGGGCGCTTATATAGGTGAAAATTGTGTCTTAAGTGAGTTTAGAATTACCTGTAATCGGCAATAATTACTCACAGTTAAATCCAGTTCCAACAAGGTCTTTTTTCAAATTTGAAACGAGATTTTGTTGTTCCTGCTGTTGTCCACTAAGATAATTTTTATCTAGAGTCTCTGCACCATCAATAGATTTATAAAGCTCTTTAGATTCCTCTAAATTGTCTTTTAAAAACGTGGTGAGGTTTAGTTTCGCCTGGGCAGCTCTACATAAATTATTTTTAGCTTCTAAACCTTGAGTAGCCTGTTTTACTTGACCAGTTGCAGGATCAAAAGAATATGCATTTGCCATTGCTGACTCCAAAGCTTCAGACAATCGATCATATTCTTTAAGATATTTTTGACTTGGTTCAGCTAAACAAGTGATGGAAATTAGGGTTAGACATACAAAAGCTATTGTTTTCATATTGTATAAATTCTGATGTTTTAAAAAATATAACATAAGAAAAATTACAGACCCAACTTTTTAAAAGCTTTTTCATCCAACTTTCTCAAATCATCTAAGCTATAGAAACGGCCTTCAGGATCAAAGAACTTATCAAAATCAAATTTCCCATCTTTATAGAGCTTAAAGCGCTTTGGCCCTAGCCACTCCCTTTGAAAGAAATCATCTGTTTTCTTAAAGAACTCTTTGAATGTGGTGTTTGCATCTAACTGTCCTATTAACTGGCTTCGCTCTTCTTTGGGGATGTCTTTAACTCTACGTTCGTCCATTACAAATGGCCGTTCGCCAACAAGTTGACCGTCCTTCTCGACCGGAACCAAGATACTGCGACAGTTAGGATGTAACGGCGGCACTCGCTTTGCCGGATCATTTATTTCCCACACTGAACCATCTAATGAAGCGCAAAGCTTAGAAGTTCGTCCATCTAAAACGCTAACAAATCGGACATATTCAAAGCCAATTTGGTTGAAGCTATTTAGATAGGCTTGATTAGCTACATGACTTCGCACAGTTCTTACCGTTCGCTCAATATCAGTTTTGGTACCATTTAAGATCCCATCTTCATAGTTAAGCCGTTTGGTACCACGAATACGCTGAACAATTTCTTGGTTAGTTTTGCCTGAATTAATACCATCTCGAATTGCATACTCAACCTTTTGACGGGCACTTTCAGCAATTCTTGAAAGCAGATCATCGACAAGAGCGCCACCTGCCAACGGAACTTTTTTAGCGGATAAGAATAGTTTTTCCCCATCAGGCTTATTAATTTTTGCTCCATAGAGCTTAGCTACGTAATTGGCCTCATAAACAGCCAGCGCCGTAGCAGAAACGGCAAAAGCTTCAGGTAATGCTAAATTAACACTGGCAAACCATTGGGCAATCAAATCCCTAATTTCCCTTAAATTTGAAGTTGTATATTTACCACCAGCTAAAGCAACTTTCTCCGACTCATTAAGCTCATCCAATAAATCCCGAAGCTTAGATAGCATCTTGCTCGTATCATCATTGAATAAAGCCAATAACTCATTTACCGTTTTTGATGAAGCACGATAAAGATAGGCCTGGTGCTGAGTGAGTACTTCAAATAGTTTTTTGATATCTGTTGCCATCTCACTCTACCTTTTGATTTAAAGTCCCATCTTGCTCTGCTTCAACATTCTGAAGCTCTTCTTCATATTTTTGTTTAGGGAACATACCTGTTTGGTTGTATTCCCACCATGATTTAAATGAAGATCGGCCTTGTAGAGCTGCTTCAAATAACTGTCGAGCTAACTCAGCTAAATAACCCTGTTTGTTAAATTCTTGACTGATTTCGAACATCAAATCATCTTTAGTTAGAACATCCACATTAGGCGTTACAAACTTAGCAGCCCATCGTAATGCTGCTGACAAGGCTTCATTCATATTAACGACACAGAGCGAAAGAACTGAATGCTGAACGGCGTCATCACTATTCGCTTCGGTAGCGGTCTTTTTACTTCCCGAGCCCTTCTCAATTAAACGCGCCCCCATCTCCTTCATTTTTTCCCACTTATCTTTCATCGCTTCCCGGGCAAGAGTATTAGGGTCGGCTTGTACAATTCCTAAACCACCATTTTCAGGTAAAGGCAAAAGTACTTTCGCTCCAATGTAGATGCCACGTTTCTTGGCTTGGTCATACCACTCCCAATTAACACCCTTCGCATAATATTGAGGTTGCCCCATATAAAAAACGGACTCTTGAAAGTCCGCACTGTCTCTGTAATGGGCTAAATTGAGATTAGCCAAAGGAAGTAATGGTGGCTTTTTAATCTCTTCTGAATTATCAATTGCACCTACAAATGTAAAAGGTATATAGGTCCAGAAATTCCCGTTGTAATCTGTTGGAAACTTCTTCTCTCCGCCAACCCAGTTACCCTTTTCACCCTTTGTGTACACCTGAACGGAATAAATATATTCCCCATTTCCCTCTTGCTCTAAACGAAGTACACGATATTGCTCTTGTTCGGTTTTACTAAATCCATCAGCACCGCGCTCAGACTTAAATTCACGTATAACCACTAAGCAAAGCTTTTTCTGGTTATCGATCATTACTGAATCCCAATTCACTACATCAAGGGCATTTAGTAAATGAATCATCGGATAGGCTTTTTGTGCTTTAAATTCCGCTAGATTACGAGCTGGCGGCACATCAGGATAATCTACATATAAAGCACAACGATAATGCTTCAATAAATGGCGAATTCCATTTTGAGCCAATTGATAAGTACTTAAACCAGCACCATTTGCATTACGTTCTAAATGAGCAAGTTCCGGAGGAAATTTAAAACTTGGATCGGTTGCAAAAGCTGCACCAACTAAACTATTTGATGTAGTCCCTGTTGCTTCATAAAAGACTGCACGGGTAAGATAAGCCTCATAAGCGCTTTTATTTGCAGGTGATTTATCATGTGCATTTGGCATCGGCAAATATTTTTCACCTTTAGCCTTAACTGCATCTTCACCTTCACAAACATCATCAAGTTTTTGCCAGTATGGCAAGTTCTTAACATATTCAGCATGTTGAAAAGTTACATCACTCATCGAGCAAATCCCATATCAGCAAAGAAGGCTTCAAAACCTTCATGTAATTCATTAAACGCATCTGAAGCTGCATCCACTTGGTCGTCATGTGTGCCATTAGGAAAATGACGAAGCTCATCAATAAAATCCTTATTCCATTCACCTTTGAGCATTCGTACATTTCCTACGTTAACTTGGGCCGCAAATGGTTGTGCACGTGTAAGCTTGTCACCTGAAATTGGCTTAGCTATCACGCTATAACCCGCAAGAAGCTTCACAAATGAACTAGCTTGTGATTTACCAGCTTGACCGGGATCTTGTGGTAGACGCACAGAAACTTTTTTCCCATCTATTTTTGCTGTTTGTTCTAAGCGCTTATTCACATTGTCAGGTCCAAGCTGTCCTCTAGTTACATCGACAATGTAAGTAAAACCATCTGCGCCTAGAGCTTCTCGCACACCTACTGTAAAGTCGCCCTCATTTTCGGTAGCCCCAAAATCCCAAGCCCTAACTTGTTTCACTACATCCGCAGGCAAAGCATCAACAATTTGAATATTGTCGGGCTTAAAAAAACCGCCTGCTGGCGGTGATGGCATTTGTCGGTACTGCCCGGCAAATACATATGGTGCTGCTTGCTCCATTAGCCTCAATTTTTGGATATTGTGTTTTGCTGGCCACAGTGCGGATCCGTCTTCCTGAATAGCTGAAAGACATAGATGCTCCCATACTTCACCGTTACCACCAGCTACAGGAACGCCGTCTTTTCTATCACCTAGCAACCATCCAGCTAAATCATCTTCATGAAGTCGCTGCATAATCACAATGATCGGCGTATCTGGCGAGTTAGTACGCGATTCGAGTGTGTTCTGAAACCAATCAATTACCCCTTCTCGAATAGTTTTTGATGAAGCTTCATGTGCTTTATGTGGGTCATCAATAATAATGCAGCCACCAAAGCCTTTACGAAGTTTTCCTGCACCAAAACCAGTAATCGTACCGCCTGTACCTGTCGCATAGCAGACACCGCCTTGAGAAGTTCTCCAGAAGTCTTTAGCCTTACTATCATCACGCAATGTAAGCTCAGGAAAGACTTTTCTATACGCCTCTTCTTGTACAAGAGTTCGTATTTGGAAGGCATTATTTGCGGCAAGCATTGCCGAGTAACTGATATGAATAAACTCACAGTCTGGATTCTTACCAAAACACCAAGCCATGAAATTAATTACAGCAATTTCAGTTTTAGAATATCGTGGTGGAACGTTAATAATTAACCGCTTTATCTCTCCGCGATAAACTTTCATTAAAGCTTCGCAGATTTCTAAGTGGTGCCAATTTTGCATCCATTTATAACCACGGCGCTCCTTAAACATGTACCTTGTGAAGAAATATAAATCTTCTTGCGCCTCGATTCGGATGGCTTTATCCCGAGCCGCATCAGTACTCATCTAAGACTTCCCTCCGCGCTTTTAAGTAATCTTCCATTGGAACTGGAATTTCAGAATTAACTGTTTGGACTGGTCCGCCGTCTTTGCCTGTAATTTCTTGGCGATTAGTAAATTGACCACCAATATCTTTAGCGGCTTGTTCAAGAATTTTTAAGGCTGTTTTGACGTTTCTAGTCTTCTCAAGCTGTCTTTGGTATTGCTTCAGTCGGTAATACTTGTTAGCAATAGGAATATCAATTAAGCCTTTATCAAACTCATCTCTGGTTTTTTCAAATAGTTCGACATACTTTTTGCTTAAGTTCTTACCAGCAACCTTTGTAGGGTCATAAGTTGCAACTTGAACACGATCTATATCAACGCCAAACTCTTGTTTTACGAGTTCAGCCACTTCTTGAGGTGTATCACGACAAGCAAGAGACTGAACTATAAAGATTTTCACAGGCTCTTTTAGTGTCGCCATAACTTCCTCATCGTATAACTACGTATAACAAAATGGGCAAAAAAAAGAGCCATTAGGCTCAATTGATTACACAGTTGCCGCAGCATTTTGAAATATCAAGATTCGAAACAAACGGCGGATTTTTTGCGACTTCAATAAGTCGCTTAACATTTTTGCTTGGTCCATAACGTTTAACTACGCCAATAAACTCTTCAACGTCATGACCAGCAAGATAGTGCTTAGGAAGACCAGAACTATCGCTATAAACAATTTCTCCGTCCTCGTCTCTCATCACTCCAATGTGGTAAAGCTCATGTTCAAGTAAGTAACAGAACTCTGTATCGTTTGCACGCTCACAGAAAGAAGCGTCGACAGTTATTAAATAAGTAGGTACAAAACCAAACCAATCACGCATCTGTTGCTCTTGTCGAGCTTTACGCCAGCCACCAACATTGAACATGACTTTTTCGCACTGGCCTAACACCATAGCTTGCTTGCTTTTATATGCAGAAGAGGCCCAAGCAAATGCTAAAAATTCTTCATTATCATGAAGCAACTCAGCAATATGGTTATGATCAGGGTTATGAAGTGGTCCACCTATAGTTAAGTAGTTAGCCACAACCCATTTTTTTAGATCT